GTCGGAACAGACCAGCGGTCCCCGCCGTACTTCGGCACGCGCACAAAGTCGCCCACTGCTGCCCAGGAGCCTTCCGGCCACGTCGTCATGGTGTTGCGGTTCTTGAAGGCCAGTGAGCCTACCGCCACCACCTTGGCGACCTGGGTGTTGTACTTCTCGGTCTGGCGCACGTCATCCGTGAGGATGATGCCGCCCGCCGTCTTGGCCTTAGCCGTCTTCAATTGGACTAGGATGCGTGAACCGAAAGGCGATACGCCCGGCTCACACGGTGGAAACGCCTCGTCCAAGCTGCCGTAGTCAAAAGTTACATTGTTCGCAAAGTCATCCATATGTGCTTCCTCATAAATCGTAATCCTTGCGGTCTTGGTCGGCGACGATCCCGATGAGGATGTCCTTCGCCAGCTCCAAGCCCGCGTACACACCCACGCTGCGCCCGTAGTCGAACGCATCGTGGCCTTGGGGTTGTAGAAGCGCCTCTTTAGCAAACTGAGTTTGCTCTTCCTCCAAACGCCTCAGAACCATGTCTATCCTCATGCAGGCGTCTTCGGTGACGACTTGCCACCTGTTGCGCCCTTGCCTGCGCCGGTTTCGACGGGTTGGCCCATAGCCAACTTCTTGTGAAGCGGCATGGCGTCGGCGGGGACGGACTTGCTCTTGGTATCGTTAGCCATTGGTAACTCCTTATGGATTGGGGTTGGGGTTTAAAACATTCGGGGCGTTAGCCCCGTTGGCGATCTCCATCATCGCTAGTTCCTTTGCCGTTTGGTTGTCGGCATCGTTCATAGCGATCTTGGCTTGGATTTCGGTGGCTTTGGCCGTGTCGTTAGTGCGCTCGCGCATCTGCTCAAGCTGCATGTCGCTTTGCAATTTGACCTGCGCCAGTTGCTGATCGCTTTGCAGTTTGGCCTGCGCCAGTTGCTGATCGCCTTGCATCTTCTGCGCGTCGAGCTGGAGCTTCTGGGTGGCAAGCTGCGCCTTGGCCTGCTCGACCTGTCCGCGCATCTGGATGTCGGCCAAGGCAGCCTGCGTAGCCGGGTCTGGCGGCGTGGGCGGCTGGATCGACTGGATAGCGGCGATGGCCTGCTCAATAACCGGCGGCAGAGACGCAAACGCCTCCTGAGCCTTGAGCGCCACGTTCAACGATGCCTCGGCCAGCATCTGGTCAAGCGCCTGCTTCGTATCCTTGTCCTTGATCTCTTTCAGCGCTTCCTGAAGATCAAATTCCACATTGCTGTCGGCTTCTTTGAACACCTCCTCGGCGTACCAGAAGGCAACGTGCTCCTTGATGTGGTTCAGCATCAGGGGCAGGTAGGCGGGCGCAATCAGGCGGCTCATGCCCAGCGCCGGAGATACCATGTAGGCCAAGTGCGTCTTGAGGTGCGCGACGTGGTCCTGCTCGGGAAACGCCACAACAGGACGCCCAAGCGTTGCCTTGACGTTCTCCGACACCGCGTTCTCTTCCGTCGGCGTCAGCTTCGGTGCCAGCAGGGCCGCCGCGTCTGGTATCTTCAGCGTGTCAAGGATGCGCTCCTCAACCTTGCGCAGGTCGTAGAGTTGCGGGAACATCTGCGAGCGCTGCGCCACGGCCTGCACCTGGGCAAAGCGTTGCGCTTCACTAAAGATGTTTGGGTCGCTGACCGGCACCACGTCCATCGGGCCTTCAAAGTCGGCTCGTTTGGCGATCTCCTCGCCAATCTCGGCCTCCTCCATCTCGTCGTCGAGATACATGCCGTTGAGGCGGTGCAGGATGCGCAACATCCGGCCCATGGCGGCGTGCAGACGAGCGTGGATGGCAGAGAACACCACCATGCCTTGCTCGATCTTGGCTAGGGTCGTGCCGACGGGGACGTTCTGGTTGCTGTCGGACACATCGTCCATGGTCGTGCGGACAACACCCTTGCCTGCATCCACCAAGAAGCCAAGGAGCTGGTACAGCACGCTCGACGGCGGGTTGAACGGGAGAGGCATGGCGATCTTGCGCACGTCATCGACGTTTAGCCCGCCCTCAATCTCCTCAACCTGCGTCGGCTGGATATTGAGCGATTGCCCCCCGCGCGACCCGCCTTTTAACTTCAGCATGGTCTGCGAATTGGAAATATGCGCGCTGTCCATGAGCGCCCGCAGCGCCCCGGTCGCGGCGGCAGATAGGCCGCCAATCATGTGCGTAATGCCGATTGGGTACGCGCCGCGCCAAGGCACGAACGGGAACTCGACAATCCATTGCAACTCTTCTTGGGCGTCGTCGTCCTCGTCCCAGTTGCGGTATATGCTCAACACTTGGGACGACGACTTATCGACCGTGATGATGTAGGGGGCGGCGTCTTCGCCCTCTTCAACTTCAGCAACCGCGTAAATCTCGTAGACGGTACGCAGGCCGTCCTCGTTGTAGGACGTTTCGTCGCGCCCCTCGATCTTGTTGTTGGCCTGCTCGGCGTCGGAGCCTACTGGCGCTTCGCCCGACGGGATCAGGTCCACGTCGCGGTACATGCCGCTCTTGACGCGCTGCTCGTAGTCCAGCGTCGTCAGGTATTGGACGTGGGTCTTGCGTTGCGCTGAATAAAAGTTTGTGGCCGCGTAGGGCAGGTAAATGTCGTCGATGGCAACAAACAGGAAGTCGGGCCGGTTCTTGGCCTCGTTCCACGTCACCTTCATGTACTGCGCGCCGCCCAGCGGCACCTGGGTCAGAAGCTGCTCCAGCTCCGACCTAAACGATTGCGACTGGACGGTAAGCTGCCAGTTCATAAAGTCGGTAACACGGCGGGCCTTCGCCACACGCTCTCTTGTCAGCTTGCCGACGATGTTGTCCTTGACGGGCCCGTCGGCGGGAAACAGTTCCTTGATGGCTCTGGACGAGAAGTCCACGCAGACTTCCGTCAGCATGGGGTGCACAACCTTCGACGCGCCTTGGAACTGCGCTCCACCCGGAGCGTCGTCCCCTAGACCTGTGCGGCGGATGCCTTCCTCGTACTGCTCGTCGCGCTTCTTGCGCGCCTCTTTGTCCCGAGCCAGCAGCTCTATGAACGTCGAGGCGATGTCCTTCAGCTCGGTGTCGCCCATGTCCTCGGCAAGGTTGGCGTAGAAGTCGCTGTCGCCCTTCTTGGGCTCGTCCTCGTCCTCGTCCAGCGTCACAATAGCGCCGCCGTCCTCGGTGTCCTCAACATCGGCTTCGTCGCCCATGTCTAGTTCGACGGTCTCGCCTTCGGGCATTTCATCGTCCATGGCTCACGTCCCTTTAGGCGGCATACGGGTTGACCACAGGAGGCTTGTAGTCAACCTCCTCCTCATAGCGTTTAGACGGTTTTACTCCCGTCAATAGGTTCTTGTCCATGCAGAGCCGAATTGCCTGCGTGCAACTGTCCACGTAGTCGTCGTGCTTGATCGACCCGGAGCCCGTAAACGAGCACAATTGCGCCAGCATTGGCTCGACCCAAGTTTTGGGTCGGCCTTTGTAATTCTCGCTCTCCGGCACCCAGACTTTGTTCTGTGCAAAGATGTGCGACACCATGTGCAGGCGCGTCAGCTTGTCCGCGCGCCCCGGATTGTACGGGTACGAGGTGATGCCCTCACGATCCAGCATCTGGCGCAGCGAGATGCCGCTTCCCTTGTCCTCAATCAGCAAAATATCCGGTTTCCTACCGCTGACCGCCATTTTCGACGGCCCAATCAGCGGTTTGATCAGCGCACGGTCCTCGTCGTCGCCGTAAGCGACTTTCATTTCCTTTTTGACCCGCGCCATTAGGTCAGGAAGCCCATATTGCTCGGCCCAGCAGTCCAAAAGCAAGACCGCCCGCTTATCTTCGTGCCAAAATACGCCCCAGACCGTGCAGGCGGTCTGATCCGCCGTGTGAGAGCGCTTATCGAGCGTCCTTTCCGTGAACGCCGTGTCCAGCGACATGATAATCCAGTCAAACGCCGGTAAATGCTGCTTCGCGGGCCACAATTGCAGCCACTTGCGCGCGATTATGCCGCCCTCCTCGCTGTCAATCAGCTCGCCCTCAAGTTCCTGGCGGCCTAATTGCGTGCCCTCGTACTGTTTTAGCTGCTCAAAAAACGACGGAGCTAGGTGGTCCCTGTTCTCGAACGTCGATCCGGTCGTCAGGACGCGCCCGACCTTGGCCGCAGACAATTTCCGCACGATGTCCTTGGGTTTCGGCGTCGTCGTCCACACAACGCGCGGCTGCTCGCCCAGACGCAAGCCCATCATGGCCATATCCCATGTCTCTTCGGGCTTGCCCCATGCTGCCAATTCGTCGCACCAGATGTCGGCGTGCTGTGGACCCCGCAAACGCTCGGGTTCTTCCGACGAGAAGCCGCGTATCGTTGCCTCGTTGCCGTTAAACGTCTGGATCGTCAGCATCGAGTTGGT